CCAGAGAGAAAAGCGAAATTTATGCAAATAGCATAGATGGAAAATTTATTGAGCAAATATATGAAAAATTAACTCCATTTAATATACAATCAGGATGTTTTGATTTAATCAGTTCAGAATCAGTAAAGAGACCAGTTCTTGATTTACATAAAAAATCAGTTTTTCGATATATAAATGATGGGAGTGCTGAAATATATGGATCATTTACAGATTTTAGAGGTAAATCTAAATCAAGAGTGACAGATACACCAATGAGTAAGAAGCTACCAGTAGAATATAAGAAAAAATATACGACACCTGAAATGACTTCTTACGAACCATGGAGAATAGCAGCTTTAGATATTTTACAACCAGTTCAAATGAATACAGAGATTATGAATGAATGTGTGAATAGTTACATCCATAATGTCAATCAAAGAATAAATCCAGATAATATTAAAAATATGTTAATGGTTTTGGATGATTTCACAGCATTAAATGGTGCACGGGTTGCATACATTGATAAAATTAATAGATCGACAAGTGCAGGTAATCCCTGGAAGAAATCGAAAAAATATTTTTTAAAATCTATACCACCTGCTCATGGTATGCAGGATCCTGTTGAAATAAATGATGTGGAAATGAATTCACGAATAGATCTCATTATTGAAACTTATCTTTCAGGATCACGATGTAATCCAAATTTCTGTGCTCATCTTAAGGATGAACCAGTTACATTTAATAAAGCCAAAGCAAAGAAGACACGAGTTTTTACAGGAGCACCTTTTGATTGGTGTGTAGTAGTTAGAAAATATTTACTATCTTTTTGTAGGGTTTTACAGAATGAAAGATTTGCTTTTGAAGCAGCTCCTGGAACGGTTGCACAATCTTTAGAATGGCAAGAAATCTATGACTATATCATCCAGCACGGTGTTGATAGGATTGTAGCTGGAGATTATAAAGCCTATGATAAAAAGATGAGTCCCAAAGAAATATTGGCGGCTTTTGATATTATAATATATTTTTGTAAATTGTCGGGCAATTACACAGAAGATGATATTAAAGTTATACGAGGAATAGCTGAAGATACAGCTTTTGCTGTAGTTGATTTTAACGGAG